ACTTCGGTCGCAGAAGGAGTAATCTTTAGTTTTTTCATCAAAGCACTGACTGTTGAATCGACTTTATCTTCATCAACAACAGTACTTAAGTCAGTCGAGTCTTTGATTTCATCTCCGAATTTATCTTTCATGAAATCGGAAATCTGACTCTTAAGTTCTGTGTTAGAGGCCATAAGAATTCCTTTGCTTAATAGTTAACAGTTAAAGTCCGTTTATAGATTATTTATAAAAATTTATTTTTTTGACATTTCTTTCAAAAAATTGTCAAAGATTTTAAGAGTTTCGGCTTCACGCTTTTCTCTTAACTTTTCTTTAACACTCACTTCAATGGCATCTTTAGTATCTTCAATCAAACGGTCTAGTTCTTGTTCTTTCTTTTTCACACGCACAGAAGCTTGATTTTCAACAAGTTTGCGAATCTCACGATTCTCGTTCATCACCATCATCACCTTGTCTTGCATACCTTTGAGTTCACTTTTCAGTTCTACCAAAGTATCTAAGAAAGGCATTGGATTGTTTGTGAAGGACTTTTCTTCTTGAATTGCAGCTTGCTGCTTTACATAAGATTTTGTTTCATCGTTCCATAACCAATCAACAGATTCCATTACCATTTCAACAAAAGCTTTTGGTGCTGAAGGATCATAGACAACATCAATTGCTGACAATTGAAAGTCTTCCCCGACCATTGAAACACCATCTCTTTGATGGAGCGAACCAACACCTCTTGAAGATACTCCAAGCTTAACGCCACCGTCTACAAGACCACGGACTATATTCCCACATGGAGTGTTAAGCACTTTTGCTTTTCCCATAATATTATTTCCATCCACTGCAAGTTCCGTCACCATGTGTGAAACTCGCTCAAGATTTACAGTAGGATCTGCAGGGTGATTCAACTCACCCAATGCTCGTTGCGTTTTGACTTTTTCATCAATGTAACGTTGCGTTTCTTTTTCAAGAATCGGTAGAGTATAGATTCTACCATTCTTGTTGGTTTGTTCTGCTTGCATGAAGATACCGGAAAGAAAATGTGATTTTTCTCCTTCGGCATTTTCTTCAATCACACTCTGAATATCTTCCGAGCTTTCAACAAGTAATTTCATTTTCCCTCTACCTTAAAGTTTTTGAAAATTTCTTTGTAAACTTTCTCTTTAGATTTGAACGGCTCATTTTACCAGGATTCGATTTGATTTTTCGCCATCTTTTTACTGCCGATTTTCGATCCTTTGCCTTATCAATCGCAGGTTTTGATGTCTTTGGTAGACACATAACTTCTTTAACTGTTTGACCTGCTATCTTTAATTGTTTATTTAGACTTTTTTTATATTCACCTTGCTTACATGTCATTACAACTTTATTGAGATGTGTTCTTGGATTTCTTCTCCAACGTATATTCGCAACTCTTTCCGTCAAAATTTCAGCATTCTCTGGTATTTCAGTGTGTTCTCGAAGCATGTGTTGAACATACTTTGAAATTCGCTTACCAAACTCGGACATGATTTGATTTCTTTGCTGAGAAGAAAATTTATGATCAACACTTCTTTCTAAATTAGAACCGAGTGACGTCATCAAATGAGCATAACTCTTTCGTTGATTTGACGTCATGCTTTTTGAATTTGAAGTATTGTTCACAATCTTGAATGTCTGCATATAGGTTTCTTTTGAAATAAGATCACGAACCTTATCTGGTAACTGATTGTAAGCAGTATTTGGATTTATATCTTCTAATGACTTCCAAATATCATCTTCACGGTCTTTTAGTTTTTCTTTTGAGGAGTATCCTCTCGTCTTTGTTTCAAAGAATGTTTGATTATTCAACAAAAACAATTTTGAAAAATGTGTCTGTTGAACAGCATTCAGCTTACCTGCTGAACTGAGAGCATGATGAAGATCCAATAATACTTGATGAGCAACAATCTTTTGGTCTTTGTTTACTAGTTTCTTAAAAACAGATGATTGCTCCATTGTTTTACTTACACTGTTCCATATTGTTTTACCATATCTTTCGGCATATGCATGTTCTTTTTTACTTAGGTCATTGAAAGATGTATTGAATAAAGAATCAATATCTCGGTCCTCTTTTTTCTCTAGCTCATCTGGATTTTTTTCTGGATCTCGGTCCTCTTTTTTCTCTAGCTCATCTGGATTTTTTTCTGGATTTTTATTTTTCTTATGCTCTTTCTCATAGAAAACATCCCAATGACTATCATCTTCGGATGATTCATTTTCATCGTCTTCTTCATCATCAGCTAATTTTTTCATATTTGAAAAAACAAAATGTATACGATTGTTATGTTTATAATTTGATAATGCTTCTGTAAATGTTTTTGATTTATCATTTGTATTATTCTTAGCATGAACAATCATATGATGATAAGTATCAACTGGCAACATAGAATTTAAATATGCTAAAATAAAAGATCGAGCATCTTCAGGTGTTTGGTCCTCCACTACATCCCAAAAGAATTCTGCATTGAAAGCTTGTTTTGTGACTTCTGGTATTGTTGATAATAAGTAAGCTTTCATTTCACTATTAAGACCAGAAAGACCTTCATTGAGTCCATCTAATAGGAATTGATTTTGTTGATTGCGAATGATAATTCCTACAAATATGTGATGTTCTGGTGTTCCTTCTTCAGAAACTGTTTTTGAATGTTTTCTTTCAATTTTCTTAATATGATCCTGTAAATCCTTTGAGCGAGCCAGATTTGAGGCTCTCTTTTTTTCACTTGACCATATATTTTTTATATTTTTAAGTCTTTGTTCAAAAAAGAAAATGTTTGGTTTAAAGTGCTGTTTCAATTGCTTATGATTATATTTTTTAATTGTATTCAGCGCATCAATAAATTCAGGATCTTTAATTGCGTCAACACCTTCATCTGAGTTTATTTCTTCAGTATCATTATCATTAGTTTTTATTAGTAATTTCAGAGAGGTGATAATATCAACAAGTCTTTTTTGAGCCGTTCTGTCTCTACCTAATACTAATTCATCTCTTTCTGCTAATTGTTTTATCGTCAAAAGAATATCGTCTGTAAAAATATTTCGTATTTCTTTTTTCTGTAGTTCAACATCTTGATGTTGGTCATCCTTCTTTTTCATTTGAAGTTTAAAAAGATGTTCATATTCATTAAGTAATCTCATCATTTTGGCGCCGAAGTCTACTCGAACTTTATTGTCTGCTCCTTGAACATTAAATAATATTTTACATAACGCTCTAATTGCGTTTATACAATAAATAGCATTGTCAAAAACACTTTTTTGTTCATTTCGATCTGCACTGTTGTGTTTATTCTTAATTACATCTGACGCTCGAACTGCTCTATTCCAAAAAACTATAATTTCTTCTGTTCGTTTTTTGTCTTGTGCGCCGCTTTGTGCTTTTTTGTTTTGTACTTCATCGTCATACTTTTTTTCTCTGAACTTCTCTCTTTGATTTTCAATTTCTTTTTCACTAGGTGATGCTGAACCTGGAATAATAGCTTCTACTAAAAAACGATTTTCAATGAATGTTGTCAAGTCGAAAAAGGATTCATTTGTATCTTTTTTATTTTCTTTTTCTTCATCTTTATAATGTTCACTATGTACATCTCTCAAATAATGATGAATAGACCTTGCTGGATGTTGGGTAGTAAACATTTCATCAGCATCATAACTCTTATGTTTATCTCGCTGTTTACCCAAATCAAAAATCATGCCAGGATTTTCTAAAGATTTTTTTTCTGTTGAACTTAAAGTAAACAACATCAAATCTTCAATAAATTCACTATGTCTTATATCTAATTCAATTGACAACTGTTTTTCGTTTGATTCTTCTTCATCAGACATTAAAGCACGGTCATTCTGTGATGTTTCAATATGTTTTTTATTTTTTTCAAGTTCTTCAATTTTAATTGCTGCTGTCTTAACAGCGTTTATATATTCTTCTATATCATTATATTTACCATCATTGTCTTGATTACCTTTACCATAATTTTTGATCTTACCATATTTTTTTATGTTCTCAAATATTTTAAAAAGATGATCAATACCAGATTTATTTTCTTTATTTAATCTATATGTTTTGGCTACAACTTGATTTTTACCATGAATATTTTGTTCAACAAATCCTATATCTTTTAGACCAATAGCTTCTTTATTCTCAAGTTCTTTCTCAAGATATTTTTTTAACTCGCTGATTCGTTCCAAATACTTTTCAGCTTGAGTAATTACATTTCCGCAAACCCAATCTGAAAAGTTTTTTGGATTCTGTAGAAAGAGACCTGGGTATCCAGATTGTTGATATTTCGGATTATCTTCAGGTCGCTCATCTCTTCTTTTACCATTTTCTTTTATATTTGCAATTTTCTTTTGATATTCACGGTCTGAAATCTTACCTTCTGCATCATAATCAATTCGGCCTACTGTATGTAAACCTACTGTTGAAACTAAGTTAAAATATTCTTGAGATAGTTTAGAGTTTTCTCTGATCTTTTTTGCTGCTTTTCTTCCTTCCGATTCAATAAAAATATCTTTATGGTTCCACATAAACTCGAGAAGTTTTTTCCAAGCATCTTTGTCTTTTTTATTGTTGAAATGTGTATCTAAATGATTATTATGCAGAATAGGATCTTCATTTATTTCAACTAGTGTGATGTATAGCTTATGTTTTTCTTGCTGATTACGAATGCCAGATACTGCTTGTATGACCGGATGAAAAAATCTTTCGTTTAGTTTTTTTACTATATTTGAAAATGGATTTGATGTTCCTAAAGCTAGTTCTTGATGATTTTGATTATTAGCAACATATTCTTTTGGATTTTTTCTTATAAATGTAAGTAATTCATAAACACTTAGAATAAAATGATAATATGCTAAAAGACATTCACCATAAAGAGCAGTATTATAGTGAATAGTAATATCACGGTTACTACTTTTAATTTGGTAATTCATCTCATTATCAAAAAGTTCATTCATTCTTTTTAAATTGTCAAGAGCATGTTCATAAACAAACTTATCAGAATGTTTATGATTTGATTTTTCATACTCTTCAAATTTATTAATTATTGAAATTATACTGTTTGGTGAAATTCGATTTGCTAAACCATAACCTATAAGTTTATTTGTTTCATTCAAAAGTATTTTTGATTCTTTTATTAAGTTTTTTCTTAATTCTTCTTTTTCATCTTCTTCAAATATATTTTTATCAAGAACATATTCATTTAAAATATTTGAAAAAACTTCAGGATTGTAATTTTCACTTTTATTCTTTGCTAATCTTGATTCATATTCTTTATACCATTTTTGAATCATACTATCATTATATTTTGGATCTCCGTTTTTATTTGTGGTATTCTTTACATGAAAATAGATATCATTCACAGCACGATCATTAAATGCCTGTGGATTTTTATCAACATCAGTATTCAAGTTACGTACATTCCGTCCTGCTGACTTATCATCTACTGAAGATTGATTTTTTGCTCCCGTAGTTGTTTCGGATTTTTTCTTGTTTACCGTGTCTTGACCAAGTTCTTTAATTTGTTGAGCTAATGTTTCGATTTCAATTATATCAATACCTAAAGGTCTGAACATCTCATCTCTCAGCCATGATATAGAAGCATTCACTGATTTGAGTAAACTAATTCTTTGTTGTGATAATGAAATAGCCTGTTTACCCATGGCTCTTATTTCACGGCTATCTGTTTTTTGTATCAAACGATTGACATGTTTTTCAAATTTGTCTGTTTGAAATGAAGCTGAAAAAAGCATTTTAGCAGCATTCTTTTCATCACCTCGTTGTAGGTCTCCTATCTTATGAACAATTAGCGCAAGTTCTTGATTTACTAAATGACATTTTTTATAATTGTCATAGAATTTTTTGACATGCTGGTCACCAATCTTTTTTGCTTCGTAAGCGTATTTTCTACCTTTTGTTCGAATTAACTTTGCGATCACTCCACGATAAGCAATATCAAATTTCGGTCCTACTTTTCGCCAAGCTAATTTAAATGCACTTTGTCCAAGACTTTTACCTTTTCCTGTTAGAAAACCAACTGTTTTTTCAAAACCAACATCAATCAATGACCGTTCATTCAGAACATCTTCATTGAGAAAAAGGTCGATCTCTTCCTCAATGTATTTTTTATTTTGAGAAAGATTTTTTTCAACGAGATAATCAAGAGAGTTGCTGTCTACTTGAATATAATCGTTTATATAATCTTCGAGTAAATTATTCTGCGGAAACAGGTTCTGCTGGTTCTGAATTGCTTGCATCTGGTGTATTATCTGATGTTGTTTGTCGAGTTTCTTCTTCATCATCGCTTTGGTTATTTTGTTGACCATCTTTACTGAACATTGTTTTACCTAAGCCTTCTTTTTTATCTTCGAGTCTATCATAAAGTTTGTTTGCGATCAATTTTTCAAAGTTTGATTTAGCACCAGCCAAATCTTCATCGTTAATATTTTTGATCAAATTTTTAGTTAATTCTTCTGCGTCCATTATAATTCTCCTGTACCAGGTGTTGTTGTTCCGCCAAGACCTCCACCGCCTAAGTCATTGACCATACCTGAACCAGATGGTTCTGGTTGGTCTAAGCCACCTCCAAGGTCACCTCCTAAATCTCCTCCTAAGCCACCTCCAAGGTCACCTCCGAGACCGCCACCAAGGCCGCCTCCTAAGCCTCCACCCATTCCACCCATGCCGAAGCCGGCTTCACCTTCTTGAGGTGCGAATCGTGGATCATATTTTTCTTCTTCAATCTCTTCATCAATTCGACTGATATCATCATCACTGAGAGATAGAATGTTTTTACGAATGTAATTAGCAGAGAAGTATTTTCCACGATACTCTTCTGCTTCTCGCAACACATTCATCTTTTCAGTCAGAAGTTCAAGGTCTTTGAGAGCATTGAAGTTACTGTCTTGGTCAAATGTAAAATGAATTGAATCAGCCATTTCTTCCCACTGTTTCATTGAAACAATGTTCTTCAGAATTAGCTGTCGTTTTAAAATTTCTAAAAAGAAATTTGAAAATCGTGTTCTTAATCTTTCAATGAATCTCATGAATTTATATTCTTCTCTTGAGATTTCACTTGCTCGTCCTAATGAGAAACCAGCTTCAGGCTGCATTCTTGAGATGGGCACATTCAGTGAACGAAATAATTGTCGCTGAAAGAATTCAAGTTCATCTAGCTGAGTGAAATTTGCTTCACTTCCTTGAATTGTGTCGATCTCCGTGGTTGCCGAGCCATTTCTCCGGGGCATCCAATAGTCTTCGAGCATTGCTTGAAACTTGCGGTCATCTCTCAACTGACCTGTTTTGCTATCATAGACCATCTTATTACGATACTGGCTCATCAGTGAGTGCATGTATTGTTCGGCTTTTGCTTTTGGCAAGTTACCAACATCCACATAGAACACTCTTCTTGATGGCGCACGGCTCAAACGGTAAATGATTGCGGCATCTTCAAGCATACGAATTTGGTTCATTGGACGAAATGCTTTGTGTAGATATGAAACTACATTCTTGCGTCTTTCATCTAATAGACCACTGTTCACATAGACAATTGAATCAGGTGAAATCTTCAGAACATTCTTTCGATCTCCTTCTGTTTCAAGATTAAAAACACCAGTTTCAGAATATAGATAGTATTCATTATATTGCTGATTGATTTTGATTTCATCCATTCCGATGCGTGTAGTTTCTTCCTCTGTCTTCTTTCTCTCTCGAATTTTCTTGATTTTGAATGGATCAATCGGTCGCAATTCAAGAATACCCTTTTGAGGATTCTTGACATCAATCAACGTTTGATAGAATAATCTTCCATCAATAAACCACTTACGAAAGATTTCATAACCCATATATTTAAAATTCAGTTTATCCATTAGTTCATAGAAAGCATCACCAATTTTTTCCTTGAGCATCTCCGAATAGTCTTCAAGATAGTCAAGTTCAATGGATACGGGATATGATTTTCTTCCAGATGTAATCGATTCGTTAACAATCTCATCAATTGCTAACTCGCATTCAGGTTGCATTGACATCGCACGATAGCGAGCCATCAGGTCAAATTCGTTTGTAAAGGTATTGTCTAAATTTAGATAAGTACCATATACACCGGCTGCGCCTACAATGGCAGAGCCGTCATCAAAGTCAGGCGGGCTAAACGCCTGAAGATTCGGTTCTTCACGGTCTTTCTGTTCTTCAAACTTCCATCCAAATAATGTAGCCATGAATATAAACTCCTGAATAAATTAGAAATATTGATATCAATATTTATCATTCGCAATTTTTGACCTAAAAAAACCCACACCGTGAGAGGTGTGGGTTGAAAAATCAAAATATAAAATCAAATAATCATCAAGTGCCAGTTGTTGAGCTTGAGTCACTAGCTGTTGATGAAGCCCTGTCAGCCCAAGTTTTCGCATCATTGCCAGTAAATGGATTTGTGCCGTTAGGATCGGAATATCCAGCTCTGTCGGATGGTACAGGAATTTTCTCCCAGAATTGATACGCAAATTGAACAGAAAATTCTTCAATTGTATCCTTTGTATCCCAACTTAGATCAATTCCAGATACATTGGTTGGAAATGCATCTTTGAAATAATAAGAACCATAAAATTGCTCATTTCCTGGCGTACCATAAGATGAAACTTCACCACTTTTCTTTAGCTGATGAACTTCCATATCGCAGAAAACAGTATTATTTGGACCAAAAACAGATTTAGTATCAAAGATTGCTCCGCCTGGTGTGACATGCTCAATCCATGATTCAAAGACGTGACGAATTCGGAAATCCTCATCATTGATGATTTGAACAGTCCAATCTTGAAAAGTTCGATCTGTTGATGGAACTTTGAATTCTCGTCCAAGAAAGTTCATAGGAACAGCATTGAGAGAACTTTCTGGAATTTGTGATGCTTTCATAAAAAAGGATATGTTTTGTGAATTGTCACCTACAATTGATTTAATACTTTCACCGAGGCCGTTAGTCCCAAGAATATTTGCAAAATTAATCTTAGCATAGAATAATGATGGACGGGCTCCACCTCCCGTCAGTTTATCTCTTAGTTTAGTTACGCTAATTGGCATTTAGACTCCTTTATTATACACCGAGGTCTGCGAAGTCAACTGTCTGACCAACCGCAGTAAAGTTAAGTTTGATGAAGTTGATTACATATGTTGGTCTGATATAGATATCAGCAACAAATTTATTTTCTTCAATCAATCGATTAGTATTATTTGTTTCGTCACAAATTACACGATACTCAGATAGACCTTGGTCGTTACGAACTTGGTCAAGATACTGAGCGCACAATCGCTTAAATTCTGCTCTTGTGGTAGGTGTATTGAATTCAAATAGTTTTTTCCTCGCTTCTACAACAATGAAATCTTTCACACGAATGAATAGTCTTCGAACATTGATACGGTCAAATGCGCTTGGAATAACTTGTAGAGTTTTGTCTCCGTATAGAACAGTTCCCTCGCCTCTGAAAGTCACGATAGGATTGATCTGACTTGTATATAGATCGTCACGATTTAATTGAGATGGAGAATATGCAAGCTTGACAACATTAGCGATTTGTCCTCTTGACATACCTGCGGGTGAATACCAAGGAGCTTGCTCCTCGTCTGTTCTTGCCATCAAACCAGCAATATCACCAGAAAGCGGTAGCCAACGATATGTGTTATTATAGGAATCATACTGATACTTGAAGTTACCATCCATGATCGCATAAGAGCTATCAATAATTGCTTCACGCCAGTTGATGAAATTTTGAGTGATATCATCAGCATTTGCTTTGCCTCGGCAGATAGCACCATATTCACCAGATACACATACTACACAATCTTTTCTTTCTTCTGCAACTTGAATCATTTTTGAAATCAAAAGATGATAGTTGAGAGGAGATAAAAGGTCATATGTCCATCCAGTGAGCATAAAGTCTGTATCATAAGTTTCTTTTGCTTTGAACAATTCAATTGCTTCAATGATATCTTCATTTTTGATTGTTGAACCATTGTTACCACCAGCAAATGTTGCGGCACTGAGATTATTTCCAAGTGGATTCAAAATTTTATTATATGTTTGGAAAACAGAACCCAATGTCAATTCTCCCCAGTTATTATCTGGATCGGCAGTCAGAGCATGATTAGACCATTTGATCCAATCTGAACCATTGTTTACACGATTGACATAGTAAGTAGGAACACCATAATCATCTTTACCATCTTTTGCTAAAGACAGATGAGCAAATGTTTCCATAATCTCACCGTTCTTCCCTGTAATTTTTCCACCCTCATCAATTACAACTACATGTAATTGGTCATTGTGATGGGCAGATAAATCACCGTTTGTCAAACGAATGTGATTTGAAGTTGCTGGTTCACTTGCGAAGTAATTTGCATACTGCCATTCTCTTGTCCAAGGCTGTGCTGTATTTGCTTCATAGTCACCAACAAGTGGGCGGGCAACAGTAAGTTTTGAATCAGAATCAACAGTAAGAACAGAAGCACCTTGTCCGGCGACTGTAATGACATCACCTTTTGAAACTTGCTTTGTGAAAGCGGTTCCCACACCATAAACATTTCTCTCATTGTTTTTGAAGTGAATCTTTCCAAACAAGTTATTTGGTGAATGTCGTTTTGCATCATATGAAAATTCTTTGAACTTTGAACGAGGTTTTACTGTCAACGTAGTTAACGGTGTACCTAGCATGTTCAATTCAGCAGGAGGATGTCCACCAGAAAAACGATTCACATAAGCAGTGAATTTTTTATTTGCTGAATCAACATTTGTAATTAGCATATTGTATTCATCTAAGCCATGCTTGAATGTAAGAACTTTCTCTTGATTCAATAAAGAACCATCTGCAAGAACATCAGCACTTTCTTCAAAGTAGCCATTTATACCACCCCAAATGTTGAGTGCGGTATTTCCTCCAAGACCATTATTCCATTCGAGAGTGACATTATATTGATTTCCACCAATGGCATCAAACTTGATTTGATTGACAACTGTATTTGCATTTGTATTTGCTAAACTACCTAATTCCATTCCTGCCATGTCATATCGTTCAATGATACGACCGTAATCTGTAGCATAACAAGTGTCAACACGAAGAGTGTTTCCTTTTTCACCAGGATATCTTGCGATCCATGGTCCTGGAGCAGGACTCATTCCGAGTGTGATGCTGGCGCCACCAGTTCCGTCACTGATACCACCTTCTTCGATGATTAGATTGTTGATATAATCTTCATCGTTTCGAATGAGAATGCTGTCGATGCCAGAGAAACAAGCATTTCTTGCTGAATCTTCATTGACAAGTCGTACAACATTTAAAGCTTTACCATATTCCAAAAAGTTCTTTCCATTGAACCACTCAATGTAGTTTGAATCTTGAGGTGTTCCAAACTGGTCAACATATTCATTTTCATCTTGAACCATAGTTGGGACCATCGCAGGTCCCCAAGAATATCGGCCAATAACTGACCCTACGCTGCCGAGAGGTACAACTGTCTGACGAATCGATTGGTCGTTCTCAGTTGTAATAATACCCGGGGAGATTGGAAAATCTACAGCCATATTGTATCCTTTTAATTGATGCTTCGTATTCAGGGTTAATTTTCCACATCAAAAAATAAATTATATTAAATCATTTTCTTTTTTTATATTCGTATTTCAAATATTTATCAATTTTCAGTTTTTTCATCAAGTCCTAACAGCCACATATTTTTTCTAAGCATTTCAAGATGTTCCTGAGGATCTTCTTGGTCATTTCCTAATGAAAAATCATATTCATCCACGCCATTACTGAGGAAGCCAAAAGGTAAATAATTTTCTTCACTTTCTTTTTCTTCCATATATTTCATGAGATTTTCACGAATGTTATTTTCATATAATTCTTTGAAATACATTTCGTCTACCATCCAGGCAAACAAAACTAGAGTCATAATACAATCATCATGCTTGCCATTTTCAGCACTATATGAGCCTCTTCCGTCAACGGAGAAGGTCAAAAACTCACTGATTGTTTCGGAATCTGTCACCAGCAGTTGATCTTTTTCAACGAGCATCTTAAGATTGGAGCAACCGATTC